GTAAAAAGTACCAAGGATAAAGCTGCTAGGAAACAATTGCAAACATATCTAGATGGCCTAGCCGTTAAGCACCGCATTACCCAGCTAGAACTGCTACGAGCCAAGTCTTACGTTGTTGCTAAGCAGTTAGCTAATGTGCAACTGAGTGAGTCAGAACCTTATTATATTGAGGCTATGCAGGACGCTTATAATCGTGCATCGGCTGAGGCTGTTATCGGTCAAACTCAAAAGGATTTCGATGTTTATCAAGGTAAAGCTGTTCCTGAGATTGACCAGCGACGTGAGCAAATACGCTTTGTTGATTCCAAGACTGACAAAGTATTGCATAAGGTCGATGTTGCACCAGATAAGCCCGTAACAGTGTTTAAGGAGATGAGTACCGAGTATACGAAGCAATCGTTGGGAGTTGCATGGGAAGGCAAGAATTACTCACAACGTATCTGGGACAACACCGATGACCTTGCCACACGATTGCGAGAGCTATTTACAGCCAAGCAACTAAGTGGCATGAGTGAACGGGCGATGGCTGAGGCATTAACTAAGGAGTTTTCAGTTAGCGCGTATCAGGCACGGCGATTGGTTCGTACTGAGTCGGCTTACTTTAGTAATCAGGCACGCTTACATGCATGGAAACAACACGGTGTTAAAAAATATTCACTATTGGCTGTGTTAGATTTTCGGACATCAAAGATTTGTCGTCGAATGGACGGCAAGGTTTTCAAAGTTACTGATGCTCGTGTTGACGGCGAAGACGGTACTTATCCGCCATTTCATCCGTTTTGTCGAACGGTCGCCGTTGCTCACTTTACCAACACTAAGCATGGTGGTTATCGAACGGCACGCGACCCGATTGCTGACAAGTCAATCAAGATACCAAAAGATGCGACGTATCGCGATTGGGAGCACTTACTACTTCATAAGCATGGTAAGAATGATGTTCAGATGATGCAAAACAAAGTTAGCCGCTATTCGGCTGACTTAGAACAGTATCGCCGGTATCAAGATATTTTAGGCGTAAAAAACGCACCCAAATCGTTCGATGATTTCCAGTCAATGAAGTATAATGATGGTGACAAATATCATAAATTAGCTGAAACGGTGCATGAGACTAAGTGGGAACGTTTTGCGCTAGATAATGTTCATATTAAGGCTGAGACACATGATGTTCCATACATGCAGGAGCCCAATTCCGTTTATGATAGATACATCGGGAAGCAATTAATATCTCGACGTTACTACGGAAAAACAGGTAAAGCTCGGCTAGATATTGATTTTACGAACCATGGAAATAGCAAGATTCATACAATTGTGCCCCATGCGCATACGTGGTTGAGCACTACTACAAAGAACGGCAAGACAGTGCCTAGACGTGGTCGTCCGGGACGCAAGCTTAGCAAAGCAGAAAGGATTGTGAATGAAAATGACTATGAAGAACATGAAGAATGATTCAGATCATTTAGATTCACTGGAGGAGCTGTCGTTTGCGATTGAAGTTGGCGAAGATATTCAAATTGTTATCAATGATATTGAGTGGTACATTGGCTTTGATCACGATGGTAGACGTGTTATTGCACAAAACCCGGATGGATCAATTCATTATTGCAATTCGAACGATGATGTCGATGAGGTATTAGACTACGTTATCGATGGTAAAAAAATTCGTGATCAATGGCGTGATATTGTTGTTGTTGAGTTGTGAGGACTGATTATATGCTAGGATTTCAAATAATTATGGGGCTGACTATTGTACTTTCAATGGTGGCCCTTTTTGGTAAGGAATTATTGGACGACCGACAAAAGTATCAACAATTCGCCGCGATTTGCATCGCCGCCATTGTGTGCTGGACGGTCGTTCTTTTGTTAGGCTAATAATTGACCTGAGCAAGTCATAAAACTGTTCAAAACTAAATAAGCGTGTGTGGGTCTAACTACTGCATATAAGAGATTGAGCGCTGTGCGTGGGTCAACGATTGTTGATGTTCGTGGAGGGCTTTTTTCGTGCAGTTTATAGGCGTTCACGGGCTAGGAGGTTCATTTAAATGAAGAAAGTCAAGTTTTACCGAGCTTTATTGGATTTACAACGATTTGCCGATGATAGCGGGGATGACGGTGCTGATGGTGCAGGCGGCGATGATAATCATACTGATGATCCAGCCACTGACACGGATGATGATGGCATCAAGTTCAAGGATCAAGCGGCCTTAGATAGCTGGTACGATAAGAAGTTTGCCAAGTCGGCTCAAAAACTAAAGGATAGCTGGGCACAAGAACAAAACCAGAAAAAGGCTTATGAGGATATGACCGATGCTGAAAAGCGGGAGTTTGACGACAATAAGCGTGAAAAGGCGCTTGAAGCTCGTGAGCAAAAGCTTGTGATCGGTGAGAATCGGACTGGCTTATCAGAACGTTTAGTCACTGATGGCCTCCCCGCAACACTGGTCAAGGCGTTTGAGCCTGCCTTAGCTGACACGAAAGGCTTGGATGATACCTATAAGGCTGTCACTGATGCTTACCGTGAAGCTGTGAAGACTGGTGTTGAAAAGCAATTGGCTCAATCTGGTGGCGCACCGCATACCGGTGGTGATGGTGCAACGTTATCTAGTGGTGCAGAAGCTGCTAAGAGTCGCAATGAAGTTCAGAGCCCTACGGGTAAGGATTTGTGGAAGTAATAAGGAGGAATTTAAATGTTTGTAGGTAAAAAGATTACTGCTAAAGAAGAGAATTTCTTAGCCAGTGCAAAGTTTACTAGTTTTTCAACAATGGTCGATGATACCAATGCAGCCGTAACGACTGACGAACTTGGTCATAAGATTATTCCGGCTGGAACAATCTGGCCGAGCAATGATGCTAAGGCTAAGGGCATTATTTATCATGAAATGAATGTGAATGAAGGCCCCCAAATGGCAGCACTGTTAGTCGGTGGTTGGTTCATCGGTAAAAATTTGCCAGTAGTACCAACTGCCGAAGCGATGGCTGCAATGACGGCCGTTCACTTTAAGGATAAAGACGCTTTGACAGTAACCACTGCTGCGGATAATGGCACAGCCAAATCTTAATAGGAGATGAAGATTAAATGATGAAATTAAATTTACAACGATTTGCTAGTATTGCGGAACTGTTTTCACAAAATGATGTGTTAGATTATGTCCGTAATCGACAATATCCTGCCTTTTTAGGGGATACGCTATTTGCACCTCGACGTGTTGAAACACTTAAACTAGATCAAGTCTATGCGGGTAATCGAACACCAGTTATTGCTAGTGTCTCCGCGTTTGATAGTGAAGCTGAAATTGGTAGTCGTATGGCAAACAAGAAAGCCTTAGAACTAGCGCTTATCAAGAAAAAGCTGCCCATTAGTGAGGAAGATTTAATTGCCTTACAAAACCCTCGGACAGCCGCCGAAGCCGATTACTTACAGAACCGAGTTTACAATGACATTGATAACTTGGTACAAGCTGTTTTGGCCCGTGTTGAAAAGATGTCAATGGACGCTTTAGCTACCGGGAAAACTTCTGTTGTGGATCAGGATACTAAGCAAATTGCCACGTTCGATTACCAAGTTCCCAAAGAACATCAAGCTGATTTAACGGCTAAAGGTGGTGTGACCTGGGATGATCCAGCAGCAGATCCAATCACTGATATTACTAACTGGGCTGACAAAATGGATGTCACTGCGACCCGGGTACTAACATCTAAGAAGATTTATCGCTTACTAACACGGAATGCTAAAGTTTTGCAGGCTGTTTATGGGACATCTACCCGTGCACTCGGTCAAGCTGACTTTGATAACTTCATGCAATCGCAAGGCTTACCGGTTATTCGAACCTATGACAATAAGTATCTTGATAAAGTTGAGGGTGGCAAGGGCAAGTTGACAAGTTTCCGCTACTTCCCAGAAGATGCATTCACAATGATGCCAGATGACCAACCAGGTGAAAAGTTATTTGGACCAACACCGGAAGCAATCGGCTTGGCTAACGACCCTAGTGTTCAAAAGCAATCTATTGGGAATGTCTTCGCAACGATCTACTCGGAAACTAAAGATCCTGTTGGTACATGGGAAAAGGCCACAGCGGTCGCTTTACCAAGTTTCCCGGGTGCGGAAGAAGTATTCCAAGCCAAGCCAATCAAATTAGCTTAGAGGTGATTTATATGGCCGATGAAGTTTCTGCAAGTTTACTTAAACGTCTAGGCATTGAAGCTAAGAGTGATGAAGCGGCGATAGTGAGTGATTTGTATCAGGATGCGATTGCATCGGTCTTAGATTTCACTCACCGCGACCAGCTGACGGGTAACATGGCGACTTACGTTAAACAATTGACTATTATTGCTTATAATCGCCTAGATACTGAGGGCGAAACGGAACGAGTCGAAGGAAACATCAGTCGTTATTTTGTCACAGACATTCCCGCTGACATTCAGCACGCGTTGATTCGGTACCGTGTGGCACGATTGAAGGGAATGCTATGAGATTAGCACGACGAAGCCTAAAGACGCTGATGTTGCGCAAGCGAGTAGTCGATAAGGATGAGGAAGGTAATACCATTCATCGTTGGGGGCCCGCTATTGCGATTAAAGCGACTGTTCAGCCTGCTGGCGGCTCAATTAATGCTGCCATTTATGGGAAAGAGCTTTCTTACATGAAAAGCTTGATGTATCAAGGAAATGAGCTAGTTGAAGGTCAGAATGAGGATGACGGCCTTTGTATTAGCGCCGCTGCGAACGATGATCCTGATTATGTAATCACATCTATCGCGACTTACTCGGACCATTTGAACGTCTTGATTAAGAAGGTGACCCACAATGGAGATTAAGGTAGAGGGTGCCGATGATCTATTTCGTAAGTTAGAAGTCATGCCGGACAAACTACATGATGCTCTATGGGATGCTAACTTCGATATCGTTCAGATGGCCGATGAAACAGCCGTGCGAGAATTGCAGTCGTCTATGAAGCATAGTTCTGGTGAGCTTGCGAGTTCGCTAAAGTACGAAGTCATGGAGGATACGAATGGTAAAGTCGTTGGTCGTCTATGGTCAGATAATCCGGTAGCAACTTATCGTGAACTTGGTACTGGATTAGTTGGGGAAGCATCACCGAAGAATTTACCGGACGGTGTGGACCCAGTTTATACGCAGCACCCTTGGTTCATTCCGGCTGATAAAGTTGACACCGATTTGAACGCCGTTTACGGAATGCCATTGATTACGATTGCTGGTAAGAAGTTCTATCGAACGAACGGCCAACCAGCAAGACAATTTATGGTACCCGCGATTGAAGCAGCTGGTGATGAGGCACCACGAATTATTAGTGACCATGTCAAGAAAGGACTGAGTGAACTAAATGATTTATAACGTGAATAAAGATGTTAACAGCATCTTAGAATCGATTAGCGCGTTGAAGGAGGTTCATTCAGCCTATCCTGATAAGATCACCGTCTTTCCGATGGCAATTTATCAGACACGGCGCAAGAGCTTTAATCGGAACGCAGCCAATGTTGAAACGGATACAGCTTGGACGATTACCATTGATGTTTTTAAGCAGGAAGGTAGTTTGACTACAATTGTTGATGAAATCACTGATAAGTTTGCCAACATTGGTTTTGAATCCGATGTACAGCAAGCTAATCAGGATGGCTTTAATCGTTCTATTGTGACGTTAGTTGGTGTCGTTGATAACACATTACGGCGAGTCTATCAGGCCCGCTAAGGAGGATTTTAAACATGAGTAAAGATAAATTAATTAATCTACAGCGGTTCGCCGATGCAACCGTAAGTTCTGAAAAAGGTTTAGCGTCAACTGGGACGATTTTGGAATACGCCGAACCAGGAGCATCGGAGTATAAGCAAGTTGCAGATATTAAAACGATTCCGGCGTTAGGTGGAGCGCCACAAGCTATTGATGTCACCACTTTGACAGATACACGGGTTAAACAGATTGAAGGAATTTTGGCCGCAACAACAGCGGCCTTTTCTGTCCAATACAAAGGTCCGTCATGGAATGTAGTACATGACAAGTCTGGGGACCGCAAACAATATAACTGGCGGGTAACTTATCCTGATGGAATGGCAGTTACTTTCACTGGTTCGTTTACCATTCAATTTGGTGAAGCCGCCGTTAACGGTGCTTTGACTTACACGATTACTATTACAATTTCAGATGGGCCCAACTTCGAGGATTCGCCAACTGCGGGTACCCCGAGTAATGCCTAGTGAAGTTGCCGTAACGGGTGTGACCTTAGCGCCAAGTACAAACACAATTGAAGCTGGCAAGACTGTCAAACTGACCGAAACGGTGGCACCCGATAATGCTACTGATAAGACGGTCAGTTTTTCGTCTAGCGATGAATCCTTAGCGACAGTTACTGATGATGGGACGGTAACGGCTATTAAAGCTGGGACTGTGACCATCACCGGGACTGCTGGCACTGTGTCCAGAACGGCTGAGATTGTCATTACAGAACCAACAACAGAATAATCGAACTTAAGTCGCCTATTAAATGAACAATACCGAATGGGGCGGCTTTCAATATGGAGGAAAACATTATGGCAAAAGTAGCAAAAATTGGAACTCAAGTTCAATTAGGTAGTCTGAGCTTAAGCATTAAGTTGGATGGCCGGGCAATCTTAAACATTGAAAAGCGATTAAATAAATCAGTCATGTCGCTATTTATGAGTGGTGACGGTACTGTGCAATTACCACCGACTCGTGAAATCCTAATTGTTTTACAGGGTGCTAATCAAACACACGGGATTACAGATAAAGATATGATCAAAGCTTTCCAAGAATTTTTAGATCAAGGTAATTCACCAATGGACCTATTCATCACTTTATCTGGGATTTTTGAGGATTCTGGTTTTTTTGGCAGCAAGAAGAAGCAAGAAGTAACGGATCCGACACTGGACAGTCTGGACGCGACGCCAGTGGACGCGGACGAAACGGAAGATCAACTTTAAAAACCTATGACACAGTCTCGGCTATGCTCGAGGATATGTATCAGCCCGCTGTTACTGCTGGAATTGATGCTGATGAGTATTGGCACATGACGATTCGTGAAATCATTGTACAGTCTAAAGCCAATCGCCAGCGTCATATGGATACGCTGCGCGAACGGGCAGTAATGGATCATAAGCTATCTGAATTGATGGCTTATGCAGTCAATGAACCTAATAAGATGCCGGGTGTCGATAAGATGTATGGTTTCTTGGAAGAACGGCAAGGCCAGCCAGAACAATCACAAGCTGAGGTTCCTGACTGGAAGAAAGACCAAATTGCTTTTATGAAGCAGGCCGAGAAGATTCGAGCTGCTCGTAATGGTCAGTAAGGAGGTGAGTAATTAATGGACTTAGAAACGCTGCAAGTTATTTTTGATATGAATACGGAGAACATTCAACCGAAGCTTGATGAATTACAAAAAAAGTTCTCTGGTGTCATCAATACGATTACAGGCAAGACCAAGTCGGGTATGGATGACACGAATGATGAAATGGATGTCTCTAAGGGCCAGCAGAAAATGCAAGACCAACTATCTGAAATTCATGATAGTGTGACGGATTTTTCTAAGAAAATTCAGTCAGCCATGGAAAGTGGTAGTGGAGCCGGTGCTAAGGCAGTCACTGACAACTTCAAACACATGAAGACTAGCACCGTTAAAGATGTTGATTCAATGGTTTCAGATATCAATACCAAGATGGAACAAGCCAGGGCCGCTCAGGAACGAATGCGGAACCTAAAGGGCTTACGTCAAGATGCGTTGTCAGTAGGCGATAACAAGTCTGCTAGTCGAATCAATGAACAGGCTGAGAGCGCTCAGGCACGAACGACACGTTATCAAAACCAAGCTAAGGCACTCGCACAACAACTTAAATCAGAGTTAGCTGGCATTCCAAACGCATTAACGAAAATTACTCATAGTATGGATGCTGGAGAAGGTAAGATTGAAAGCCTTCGTCGTAAAATTAAAGGTTTAGAAGTAGCTGAAAAGTCCGCTATGAAGTTTGACCCTGCTAAGGGATTCAATAGTGAAGCGTCTATTCCAACTGACCAGTCACGAGCCGTTGGTGAACAGGTCCAAAAACAAAAGGCCAAGATGCAGAGCTTGATTGATACTAATGATAGCTTGAATCATCAATATGCCAAGTTAGAGGACCGCTCAGGCGAGCTTAAACGGGCGCTTGGTAGTGTTAACACGGAACTAGGTGACAGTAGCAAGCGTACACGGACCTTACGAGAATCATTTTCAAACTTATCCGCTAAGCTAAGCCCGATTGCCAGTCGATTACGGTCGATTATGGGCACGCTGGGTAAAGTAACTGGTTTGTCCCGTTTAAGTAATGGATTTAAGGGCTTGAACAACAATGCCCGCAGCTTAATGGCTCGTTTGTCTGAGCTAGGTTCACGGGGATCAAGTTCGTTCAACAAGTTAAGTCGGGGTGCTAAAAAAAGCCGTAGCTCTTTAAGTGAACTTAAGCAAGGCTTGAAATCACTGCCAGCGCAATTTATTGTCTGGGGAATTGGTTTCGCGGCCCTCCAAAAGTTCAGTCAAGGGCTATTAAACGCAGCCAAGTCGGACAAGCAGTTTAGCAACAGTTTGTCACAAATCAAAGCTAACTTAATGGCAGCATTTTATCCGTTGTATACCGCAATTATCCCGTGGATTGATAGTTTCATGTCGGCACTCGCTAAAGCAACTGGCTGGATTGCACAGTTTAGCGCGGCCTTATTTGGTATGAGCAACAATGCTGCGCGGAGTGGTGCCGCTAACTTGTATAAGCAAACTAAGGCGATGTCCGATAGCTCAAGTTCAACCAAAGCAGCGACCCAAGCACTGCAAAAACAAAATGCTGCGATTACTAAACACAATCAGGCGATGCAGGCCACGGTTCAAGCAGAAAACAAAGCTATTCAGTCACGGAATGCAGCTCGACGCAAGTCGATTCAAGAACAGAATGCTCAGATTAAAGCAACTAATGAAGAACGTAAAGCGGCGGTTCAAGCAGCGAATGCCAAGATTCGTGCTTCCAACAAGGCCGTGGCGGCTTCGGTCGCTAAGCAAAACGAATCGCAAAAGAAGCATATTGCTGAACTAAAGAAAAAGTATCAAGATTACAAGAATTCCTTAATGGGATTTGATGAAATCAATACTTTGGATGTTAGCAAGGATATTCCTGATTACACGCCAAAAAAGGCTAAGCAAAAGGCTTTGGAAGTGTACAAAGCCCTCCCAACTAAGTCAACGTCATTCACTCCGGAAGCAACTAAGACCTATACACCCGAAGCAACCAAGAGTGCTTCAGATATTGGAAGTGTTCCGGATGATGTTGAGAACGCACTTGCTAAGCCCGCGGCAGCATTCGGCGGTGCGATGGCAGCGGCTCAAAAGTTCCGTAAAATTTTGGGTGAACTATTTGCACCACTAAAAGCGGCCTGGGCAATTGAAGGTAAAGATGTGATCGATGCTTTCAAGTATGCGCTTAAAGAAGTGGAGCGCCTGCTTGGTGACATTGGACGTTCATTCATTAAAGTGTGGGACAGTAAGACGGGGGTTCGTGTAATCACGGACATCTTGAAACTACTGGCAACGGTACTGCGGATTGTGGGCGACATTGCTAAAGCATTCGCTGAGGCGTGGGAAGACCATGGCCGTGGGACTAAACTCATTCGCTCCATCTTTGATGCATTAGATGCTGTGCTTAAAGTCTTGATTGATATTGGTCAGTCGTTTCGGAAAGCTTGGAATGATGGTACCGGTGAAAAGATTGCCGCCCACTTACTCGACCTGTTTACCGATGTGAATAAAGTCATTATTGCAATGGCTAACTCATTCCGGAAAGCGTGGAACGCAGGCGATGCCGGAACTAAATTGTTTAGTGTCTGGTTGCATGACTTAGATAAGCTGATTCAAATTATCGATGACATGGTTAAGTCATTCCGTAAGGCATGGGCCGAGGGTGACATTGGGACCAAGCTGTTTAAGTCGATGATTTCGATTGTCACGAATGTTGGCAAGCTAATCGGTTCGTTTGAAGATTCGTTCCGGAAAGCTTGGAATACTGGTAATACTGGCACCAAGATGTTCCATGATTGGATGGTCGCACTCAACAAGGTACTTAAGTTCATTGATGAAATGATTGTATCATTCAAGAATGCATGGAATCAGGCTAACCTAGGTACTAATATTTTTAACAACATCTTTAAAATTATTGGAAGTATCGGTAAAACAGTTGGTAATTTAGCTGGCGGTTTCACTGCTGCTTGGAAAGCTGGTAACACCGGTCAAAGCATCTTCCATACGATTCTAGGAATTATCAATGATATCTTAGGTCATCTTAAAGACATGGCTAGTTATACCGCTGATTGGGCTAAAAAGCTTGATTTTCGGCCACTATTGAAGTCAATCAGAGACTTGTTCAGTTCCATCAAAGGTTTGAACAAGACCGTTTGGGATGCTCTTGAATGGGGGTACAAGAATGTACTCTTGCCACTAGCAAAGTTCACGATTACCAAGGCGTTGCCGGCATTCTTTGAATTACTCTCGGCAGCAATTAAAGTTGTTAATTCTGTTTTGAAGGCTTTAGCACCATTAGGTAAAGCATTGTTTGATACGTTTTTGAAGCCAATTGCTGGTTTTACTGGTGGGTCGAGCATCGGCGCCATTAAAGGAATTGCCAAAGCACTTGATGGGCTTGCAAGCTGGATTGATAAGCACCAAAAGGCTGTTCAAGCGTTTGCAACAGTATTGTTGGGGCTATTTGCTTTTAAAGTAAGTACGGCGGCTTTTGCTAAAGGCACTGGATTGATTGGAAAAC